GTCGCCGGCCAAAAAATCCCCTGCAAAATCCCCAAAAACGCCGGAGGCGGTCGAGCTCGTCCCGCCGCGTCTGGAAACTCCCCGACCCGCCGACGTCGTCGGCTCCTATGGCGCCGAGGCCGCCGGCTGGATCGGCCGCTACCTCCGCGACGAGCTCCGACCTTGGCAACGCTACGCGCTCGAGCGCATCCTCGAGCATCGCGCCGACGGCTCGCTCCGCTGGCGCCGCGTGATCCTCACCGTCTCGCGTCAGTCGGGCAAATCGATCCTCTCCCGCGGTCTCTGCGGCTGGCGGGTCGGCGCCTCCGATCTTTTCGACGAGCCGCAGGAGGTCCTCCACGTCGCGAACCTGCGAGGCACCGCGGCGAGGATCTGGACGCCGGCCGCGCGCACGCTCGAGGAGACGCTCGGCGTCACCGTCCGCCGCTCGAACGGCCAAGAGGCGATCGAGCTCGTCGACGGCTCGGCTTGGCGGCTCGCCGCCTCGACCTTGGACGGCGGCGTCGGCTCCTCGGTCTCGCTCGCCTTCGTCGATGAGGCTTGGCGAATCTCGCGCGACGTCGTCGACGGCTCGATCGCGCCGACGATGCTCGAGCGCCGCTCGCCGCAACTCGTCCTCGTCTCGACCGCCGGCGACGGCGGCTCGACCCTCTTGATCGAGGACCGCGACGCCGCGATCGCGCAACTCGACGACCCCGACTCGGCGCGCATCCTCCTCCTCGAGTGGTCGGCTCCGCCGGAGGCCTACCCCGACGACCGCGAGGCCTGGCGCATCGCCTCGCCGCATTGGACGCCGGCGCGCCTCGAGGCGCTCGAGCACGCCTACGCGACGAGCTCGGAGGCCGATTGGCGCCGTCAGTACCTCAACCAATGGGTCCTCGCGGCGCGCTCTTGGATCGCGGCCGGCCAATGGAAGGCGGCCGAGGAGCCGGAGCTCGAGCTCCCCGTCCGAGGAGGGACGGTCGCGATCAACGACCGCGACGGGCAACCGGGCGCCTGCGGCTACGTCCTCGCGATCGCCGCCGGCGACGACGTCGTCGTCTCCGGTCGCGCCTTCCCCTCGAGGCGCGCATTGTGGGCGGCGCTCGAGGAGCTCACGGCCGGACGGCGAGGCCTCACGCTCCTCTATCCGGCCTCGTTCGAGCGTCACGTCAAGACGCTCCGCGGCGTCACGACCGCCAAGGTCGGCACCGCCGAGCAGCGCGCCGGCTACGGGCCGACCCTGGCCGCGGTCGTCGACGGCCGTCTCCGACACGACGGCGACCCGGAGCTCACTCGGCAGATGCTCACCGCGACGCCGGTCACGATCCCCGACGTCGGGACGACGTTGAGCGCGCGCCGCTCTCCGGGCCCGATCTTCCTCGCGCGCGCCGCGGTTTGGGCGGTCGGCTACGAGCTCCGACCCGACCTCCGCCGCAAACCGCTCATCGTCGCCGCCTAGCGGTCCTCGGCCGATCGGCCGATTGCGGAGCTCGAGCTCGCCGGCGATCCTCGAGGTCAATGAGACTTCGCCGGCGAGACGGGCTCGTCGAGGCGGCCGCGCCGCGGCCGCGCGTGCCGGTCTTTCGCTCCGGCACGTCGCTCGAGATCGCCGAGCTCGCATGGCAGACCGAGGGCGTCTCGCGCGAGGCCGCGCTCACGATCCCTTCGGTCGCCGCCTGCCGCAACCTCATCGTCGGCACGATCGTCCAGCTCGACGCCTTCTGCTACCGCGGCGAGGAGCGGCTCGACGGCGGCTACCTCCTGACCAAGCCGGACCCCTCGACCTCCTGGACGGCGACGATCGCCGGCACCGTCGACGACCTCCTCTTTCACGGTTACGCCTTTTGGAGGGTCCTCGAGCTCGACCCGGAGGGCTTCCCTCGCCGAGCTCGCTGGACGCCGTTTCGCGACGTCACGCCGGTCACTCGCTCGACCGGCGGCTCCTACGCCGTCCTCGAGGGCTACCGCGTCGCCGGCGTCGAGGGCGTCCTCGCGCCGGAGGCGCTCATCCGTTTCGACGGCCAAGCGCCGGCGGTCCTCGAGACCGGCGCTCGCATCCTCGCCGGCGGCCTCGAGCTCGAGGAGGCGGCGCGCCGCCTCTCTGCGGTCGAGCTCCCCGCCGGCGTGCTCAAGAACGAGGGTTCGGAGCTCAATGAGGAGGAGGCACAAGCCTACGTCGAGAAGTTCTCCGAAAACCGCCGTCTCTACGGCATCGCGTTCTTGCAGGGCGTCGACTACTCGCGCGAGAACCTCTCGCCGGCCGACCTCCAACTCCTCGAGGCTCGCCACAACATCGCGACCGAGGTCGCGCGCCTGTTCAACGTGCCGGTCGCGATGATCGGCGCCTCGCCGTCCGGCCACTCGAGCGCGATGCTCTACGCGAACCTGACGCAGATGCTCTCGATGCTGGTCTCGACCTCCTGCGCGCCTCACCTCAACGTCATCGAGACCACGTTGACGGACGTCGCGACTCCGCGCGGCCAAGCGGTCGCCTTCGACGTTCAGCAGTTTCTCCGCGCCGACCCGCAGGCCGCCGCGGACTACGCGATCGCGCTCCTCGGCGCCGGCATCGTCACCGTCCAAGAGGCTCGCGCGATGCTCGGCATACCTTCGTCCGGCGGTCCGCCGGACCTCACCCCTGGGAGGGTCTAATGCTTCGCTTCGAGCGCGAGGTCCTCGTCGCCGACCTCAATGAGCGGACGATCGAGGGCGTCATCGTCCCTTACGACGAGGTCGGCACGATCAAAGGCCGCGATTACCGCTTCGCGGCCGGCTCGATCCGGCTCGGCCGGCGCACGCCGCTCCTCGTCGACCACGACCGCGGCCGGCCGATCGGCGTCCTCGCCGAGCTCGTCGACGGGCCGACCGGCGCCGTCGCGCGTTTCTCGGTCGACGCGACCGCCGCCGGCGACGAGGCGCTCACGCAGGCCGCCTCGGGCTCGCGCGGCGCGCTCTCGGTCGGCGCCGAGGTCCTGCGCTCGACGATCGACCGCGGCGGCGTCATCACCGTCGAGGCCGGCTACGTCGCCGAGGTCTCGCTCCTGGCGCTCGGCGCCTTCGACTCGGCCGGCGTCACCCGCGTCGCCGCCGAGCAGGAGAACGGCGGCGAGGAGCCCGAGCCCGAACCGGGCGAGGGCAACGGCGAGGAGCCGGCGCTCCCGCAGGAGGAGCCGGCGCCGATCGAGACCGCACCGGACCAAGAGGAGCTCGAGCTCCCCGACCCCGCGCCGGCGGAGCCGGCCAATCCCGAGGAGGGACCAATGGAAGCCGCATCGTCGCCGCCGGTCATCCGGGCCGGCCGCAACCCCGAGCCGCGCGAGCTCCTCGCCGGCGAGTTCGTCCGCTACCTCGTCGAGGCGCAGCATGGCTCGCGCGACGCCGCTCGCATGATCGAGGCCGCGCTCACCGAGACAATCTCGACCGACGTCACCGGCCTCCTGCCGCCGACCTACGAGCGGACGGTCATCGGTGGCAAGGCGATCCTCCGGCCGCTGTTCGAGGCCTTCCGCTCGCGGCCGCTGCCGGGGGTCGGCCTCAACGTCAACAAGCCGAAGTGGGTCACGCACCCCAACGGCGCATGGGCGGCCAACGTCGACGCCGACGCGACGACCTCGAAGGCGGTCATCGACACGCAGACGGCGACCGTTCAGCGTTGGGATTGGGCCGGCGCGATCTCCTGGGTCGTCGTCCAGCGTTCCGACCCGTCCGTGATCGACGCGATCTACGCCGAGGCGGTCGAAGACTTCTACCTCGACGTCGAGGCCAAGGTCTACGGCGAGCTCGGCGCCGCCGCGCTCGGCACCGCGACCAAGCTCGGCGCCGCGATCGCCGAGTTTTTCGTCGCGACCGGCAACCAACGCTCCCCCGAGGTCATCATCATGGCGCCGGACGTTTGGGGCGACTTCGCCGACACCGGCGCGCTCTCGGTCGCGATCGCGCAGGGAGGCGTAGCCGCCGGTCCGCTCGCTACCTCGTTCGCCGGCATCCCCGCCGTCGTCTCCGGCACGCTGCCGGCCGGCGAGACGATCCTCGCGACCCGCCGCGCCGTCGACGCGAGGATCACCGAGCCCGTCCGCCTCACCGCCAACGCGATCGGCGCGCTCAACGTCGAGCTCGCCGTCGTCGGCGAAGGCCTGTTCGATACCGACTACCCCGCCGAGCTCCTCCGCTTCGCGGCGATCGTCCCGCAGGTCGCGAGCTCGTCGACGGCGAAGGCATCGAAGGCGGCCTAGTGGCCGATTGGCTCACCGTCGACGACGTCGCCGCCTACCTCGACCTTCCGGCGGCCGGCGTCCCGACCGATGACAACCTCGCGCTCTCGACCGCGGCCGCCAAAGCCGCGGTCGAGCGGCGCCGCTCCGATCTCGTCGTCCCTGGCGACCCGGACGCGCTCCCGCCGACCGTCGACACCTTCACGCCGACCGACGACGTCAAGCTCGGCGCGACCCTGTGGGCGGCGATCCTCTACCAATCGCGCTCGGCCCCCTCCGGCTTCGCCGGCTACGGCGACGAGACACAAATCTTCGACGCGCTCGGCGCGCGCCGCGCCGAGGTCATGCGGCTGATCGGCTGGCGGAGGCCGGTCGCGTTTTGAGCGTCTCCGTCTCCTCGGCCGCCTCGCTCGCGCGCCGCGAGCTCCTCGACGAGCTCATGGCCGCCGGCATCGAGGCGACCGGCGACGCCGGCGCCTTCTACCCTCAGCCGCTCGGCGTCCTGGTCGGCCTGCCGACTCTCACCGGCCGCCTCCTCGACGGCTGGCGCTTCACCATCCCCGTCCTCGTCGTCTCCGGCGATCCGCTCAACTCGGAGCCGGCCGTCGACGCGATCTACGCGCTCGCCGACGAGGTCGCCGCCGTCCTCTCGACCCCGTCCTATCGTCCCGCGTCCTACCGCTCGACCGCCAACGCCGAACCGCTGCCGGCGATCGAGCTCGTCGCCACCGTCACGACCGAGGAGGTCTAGCTCATGCCTACCACAGACTCCCGCCAAGGTCCGGGCACCCTCAAGCTCGGTTCGACGGCGCCGGACATGATCGAGGTCGCGCCGCAGGCCGCGACGGTCAAGCTCACCCCGTCCGTCAACTCGAACGACGGCACCCCGACCCTCGAGACGCCGGAGCCGGCGCCGGACACGACGATCACTTGGGCGCTCAACGTCTCCGCGATTCAAGACTTCGAGGACCCCGCCGGCTTCGTCAACTTCCTCATGGATCACGCGCTCGCCGAGCTCTCGTTCGAGTGGGCCCCGAAGGGCGCGACCGCGGCGCCGCTCTACAAGGGCACCGTCCAAATCGTCCCGATCGAGGTCGGCGGCGACGTCGGCGTCCAGACCGTCACCGACGTCGAGCTCCCCTGCGTCGGCACCCCGACCCGCGACGATACGGCGCTGGCGCCGCTCGCGAGCTCGAGCTCCAAGAAGGCGGCCGCATGATCCGGTTTCGCGGCGTCGTCCAATACGAAGGCGGCGAGCTCGTCGAGTGGCAGGCGGGCTCCGCCGCGATGGTGCGTTGGGAACGGTTCGCCGCCGATCACGGCTGGCCGGCCTACGACGGCAACCGGCCGCAGACGATGACGGCCTTCCTCGCCTATTGCTCGCTCTCGATCCTCGAGGGCTTCGACGTCTGGATGGGCTCGGTCGTCGACGTCGACGGCAACCCGACCGACGAGATGCTCGCCTCTGCGCGCGAGCAGGGGATCGAGCTCGGCGAGACGGTCCCTCCTATCCCCGAGGGAGCGTCTCCCGCATGATCGTCGAGCTCTCCCTCGTCACCGGCCGGCCGACCGCCGACCTCCTGGCACTCGACGACGAGGAGCTCGCGACGATGGTCGAGCTCGTCGCCGAGCTCGCCGCGGAGCGCAATGCCTAGGACCGGCGTCACGGTCTACGGCGCGCGCGAGACCGAGCTCGCGCTCAACGGCGTCGCCGTCGACCTCTCCGGCGCCGCCGGAGGCCCGATCGCCGAGGCCTCGGTCTCGACCGCGGAGGAGCTCGCGGTCCTCCTCCGCGCGGCCGCCTCGAGCTCCGGCGTCCCGGTCGCGCCGCTCGTCGCGCGCTCGGTCACGGTCAAGCAGGGCCGCCGGCCGACCGTCTCGATCGGCGGCTCGCAGGCGGTCGGGCGCTACGGCGCGCCGGCCTACAAGCTCGCATGGGGCTCCGAACACGGGCCGAGCGCCGGCGCCGAGATCAACCACTTCGCGGTCCCGCGCTCGGCCGGCTATTGGATCAAGCCGGCCGTCGACCGGCTCAAGCCGGCCGCGACCGGCACCTTCGACCTCGCCGTCGCCGGCTCGATCCGGCGCCACGGCCTCTAGGCATGGCCGGCTTCGGGCCCGGCAACATTCTTATCCGCATCGGCGCCGAGGGCGCGCAGGCGATCACCGAGATCGAGCGCGTTAACGGCGCCATGGCGGTCTCCGCGACCCGCTCCGAGCGGATGGGCGCCGCGCTCAAGAAGGCGGCGATTCCCGCGGCGATCGCTCTCGGCGCGATCGCGGTCGGCGCCAAGCACGCGATCGACGCCGCCGCCGACCTCGAGAAACAGGTGCAAAAGACAAACAAGGTTTTCGGCGACAATGCCGGCGAGGTCGAGCATTGGTCGCAGACTCTCGCCAAGAGTTTCGGCCTCTCATCCGAGCAGGCACTAGCGGCCGCCAATAAGTTCGGCAATATGTTCGTCAATCTCGGCTACGGGCAAAAGGCGTCGGCCGATATGTCGAAACAGATGGTGCAACTCGCGAGCGATCTCGCCTCGTTCAATAACGTCCCGGTCGACCAAGTGTTTCAAGCGTTACAGGCCGGCATCGGCGGCGCGACTCGCGGCCTCAAAAAGTACGGCATCATTATCGACGCCAACGCGCTCAAACAAGAGGCAATGCGACAAGGCCTTTACGACGGCAAAGGCGCGCTCGACGCGCACGCGAAAAGCGCCGCGACCATGGCGCTCATCCTCCAACAGACCTCGAAGGCGCAAGGCGACTTTGCGCGCAACTCCGGCGACGCCGCCAACCAGCAGCGCGTACAGGCGGCCGAGGCCGCCAACCTCTCCGAGGAGCTCGGCAAGGGGCTCCTCCCCTACTACGAGGCCGCGCAACGGCTCCTCATCTCTCTCACCGAGGCGACCGCCTCGCACACGACCGCGGTCAAAGTCGCAATCGGCATCGTCGCCGGCTTCGCCGCCGCGATCCTCCTCGCCAACGCCGCGATCAAAGCCTACGAGGTCACGATGGTCCTCGTTAAGGCGGCCACGATCGCTTGGAGGGCGGCCCAAATCGCGCTCAACTTCGCGCTCGCCGCCAACCCGATCGGCCTCGTCATCGTCGCGGTCGCCGCGCTCGGCGCCGCGCTCGTTCTCGCCTATCAGCACTCTCAGACCTTCCGTAACATCGTCAACTCTGCGCTCAACGGCGTCGCGGTCGCCGCTCGAGCTCTCGCCGGCGCGTTCGAGTCGGTCTATCACGCGGCCGCGGCCGCCTTCGATTGGATCGTCGCGCATTGGCGGCTCGGCCTGTTCGCCTTCGGGCCGATCGGCGCCGCGATCTACCTCCTCGTCGGCCACTTCAACGCCGTCCGCAACGCCGCGACCTCCGCCTTCGACGCGATCGTCGGCGCGATCAACTCCGTCATTAACGCCGTCCAATCGCTGATCTCCTGGCTCGGCAAAATCAAGGTCCCCTCGATCCATCTTCCGCACGTCCCGAGCCCGTTCATGGCGCCGCCGCTCCTGGCGCCGGCGGCCGGCGGCGAGGCCGGAGCTCGAGCGGCGACCGCGGCCGGCTACGGCTACGGCACGCCTCGAGCGGTCGTCGCCGGCGGAGGCGGCGTAACCGTCAACTTCTACGGGCCGACCGACCCCGAAGGCGCCGCGCGCGCGCTCTCGCGCGTTCTCCGCCGCCACGAGCTCCGCCAAGGCCGCATCGCATGATCGAGGAGCTCGAGCTCGAGGCCGAGCCGCGCGCGCCGCTCTGGATCGGCGCCGTCCGCATCACCGACCCCGCCGGCGACCCCTACCTCATCGACCTCGGCTACGTCCTCGCCTCCGTCTCGATCCGTCACGGCCGAGACTCCGTCGACGGCGGCGTCCAAGCGGCGACCGCGACCCTCGCCTTCCGCGCGATCCCGCGCGCCGAGCTCAAGCTCTGGACGGTCGGCTCGACCCTCACGGTCGACGACACGACCGGCCGGCGCCTGTTTACCGGCACGATCACCGACTCGACCGTCACCGACGACGACCCGCGCACCGACGCCGTCCTCACCGTGATCGCGACCTCGACCCTCGAGCTCGCCGGCCGCCGCCAAGTCGCCGGCCACTCCTGGCCGGCCGAAGGTTGGGGAGCTCGCGTCTCCCGCATCCTCTCCGAGGCCAACCTCACCGGCTCCGTCCAAGCGCCGAGCCCGGACGTCCCGATCGCCGCGACCAAGCCGCAGACTCCGGGCGACACCGACTACGCCTCGATGGACGCGCTACAGGCGCTCGCCGCCGCGCTCGACGACGTCGCCGGCACCGCCTTCGAGCTCGGCGACGGGAGCATCGTCGTCCAAGCCTACGAAGGCCGCGCCGGTCGCTATCCGCTCCTCACGATCGACCCGAGCCTCGTCCTCTTTTCCCCCGATTGGCACCAGGTCCTCGACGTCAAGAACCGGATCGTTCTCGGCTACGGCTACGGCGACGGCTCGGTCACGGTCGACGAGCCCGACTCGCAGGCCCGTTACGGGCTCCGCTGGACCGGCCTCTTTGACTCCGGCCTCGCCGACGCCGCGACCGCCAACGCGCGCGCGCTCGATTGGCTCGACCGTAACGCCTGGCCGCGCTGGGAGCTCTCGAGCGTCACCCTCCTCGAGCCGCAGGCGCTCGCGATCGGTCAGCTCGTCGAGCTCGACGGGCTCCCCGCCTCGGCTCCCTTCGCCGCCTGGAACGCCGTCATTGAAGGCTGGACCGACACGATCGAGGGCCCCGATTGGACGCAGGAGGTGGTGCTCTCCGACCCGATCGAGTCGGGTCTCGCGCTCCCCTGGCAGGACGTCCCGGCCTCGATCCGCTGGCAGGACGTCGTCGCCTCCTGCCGTTGGGCGGACGCCTACAACCTCGGCAACCTCATCCCGGAATAGGAGGCCGCCTCGATGCCTGCCAACACGCCCAAGCTCGCGATCCCCTACCCGCTGCCGGCCGACGCCGTCACCGACTACCCGACCACCGGCCAGCAACTCGCGAACCGTCTCGAGGCGCTCCTCCAGCAAATTGGCGAGCTCTCCTATCAGTCGGTCGCCGGCGCGGTCACGATCAACACAAGCCCGGACATCGCCAACGCGGTCGAGCTCATCCCCTCCGCCTCGGCGCCGACCGTCACCTATGACGGCTCCCCCTGCATGGCCGAGTTTCTCTGCCTCGCCGACCTCCAGACCGCCGGCCAATCGGTCAGCTTCGTTCTCTGGGAGGCGATCGGCGCCGCTCCTTGGGGGCTCATGGGCATCGCCTTCGGCGACGCGGCCGGCTCCCGGCGGACCTTCTACTCGCGGCTCCGCTTCACCCCGCCGGCCGGCCAGCGGCGCTTCTACGTTCGCGGCTTCCGTGGCAGCACGGCCTCGGCGCCGGTCGTCTCCGGCGGCGCCGCCAACGGCGCCGGCTCGCAGAACTGGCCGCTTATGTACCTCCGCGTCCAGCGCGCCGGCTCCGGCCTCGCTCCCTCGCTCGAGGCGCAGGTCGAGCACGGCGACAAGGCCGAGCTCCCCTTCGAGCCGGTCGAGGGATTGACTTTGCCGTGAGACTCTCGCCGGTCGCCCTGGTCGCGCTCATCCTGGCCGCCGGCGTCGCCTGCGCCATGATCGCCCTGGCGATCGCGGCCGGCGTCGCCGAGGCCTCGCACGCCAACGCCGTCTCGGAGGCAGCCGCCAACCTTCTCGCGACCGCGCTCGGCGCCGCGATCGGCGCGCTCTCCACCTACCTCGGCACCGGAGGCGGCCGCTCTGCTAACGATTCGGCCCAGGGTCGAAGTGACTCCGAGTAGACACCCCCCCCCCCCCCCCCCCCCCCCCCCCCCCCCCCCCCCCCCC